AACGGAGGTCAAGTTCCGTTTACAAGCACAGATCAAAAAGGTAATTTCCGTATTGGTGATGGACTTACAATAGACCAAACAACTTCAACGATTCGTGGAAGAGATTTCAACAGAGCGATTCAAGCACAACTAACTCCTCTGATATTAGCATTAAACTAAAATGGCGATAGCACCAGTCAATAAATTTATATCTGTAGCAGTTCCTGTCTCAGTTGGTAAACAAAAACTTTACGAAGTACCAACTGGAACTTCTGCATTGTTATTGTATCTACAAGTTGCTAATGTTGGTATTGGTGCTACTTTTCCTAAAGTAACATTTACTCAGCAAAGAACCCAAAGAAGTACAGGCAATAAGAGAGAAGTTAGAGTTATAAAAAATGTCGAGATTCCCCCTAGCGATGCTGCTATACTTGTTGATGGTAGATTAGTATTAGAAAAAACTCCTTTAATCGTAGATAAGATATTCATTGAAGGTACACAACAACAAGTTGGAATTATAACATTTGTAGATTATGATGAACCAACAGGTATTGTTACAATAAACACTAAGGAACCTCATCCATTTAAAGCGGGTGATCCAATCACTTTAACTGGTATTGCTTTGACTTGTAAAGCAGGACAAACTGGAATAACAACAAACATATTTCCAGACCCACCACAATCATATACCGTTGAATCAATTGAAGGATTTGTCGGTACATCTAAAACATTTACATCTCATATTGGCGGTTCAGTTCCTCTTGGAGTTACAGGTAAAGACTATTCTCATTATTATAATTCTGCGGTACATTATTATGAAAGATCAAAACCTCTTGCAATTGAAGTTGTATCAGCAGCAGGATCTCCTACAGGATATATCAAGAAAAGTTCATCAGCGGGTACCACTGCAACAGCGACTGCATCCTTATCCAATATCAGTGCTGGTGCATTGACTGGCAATTTAACTATCAACGATGGAGGTATGGGATATATTGCTTCACCAACAGTTACCATATCTGGAGGTGGTGGTAATGGTGGCACTGCAACAGTAACTATCGTAAATGATGTTATTACACAGATAACTTTGAGTGGTGGAAGTGGTTACACATCCGCACCAACTATTACAATTGCAGCACCAGAAGGAACTACATATTCTCCCACTACTGGTAATTTAAGTATTTGTTCACCATCACATGGATTTACTGATGGTGATTCTGTAAGACTTGAAAAGGAAAGTTTTGCATTCACTTGTGCACTTGATGGTAATACTACTGCTAAAAAATATCCAAGAAATTCAGGACAAAATCAAAATGTTGGAAAACCAGATTATGCATATGGTAAAATATTAAGAGCGTCGGTTGAAAATATAAATCGTATCATAGTTTTCATCGGAACCTCATCTGACACATCAATTCATACTTATAATCAAGCAAATTCATTAGCAAATAATATTCACAAAATAGGAACGAGATATAATGTTACTCGTGCTGTCTATTATGGTGGTGGTTCAACTAGAGATCCTGATCAGCAAGTTGTAGAAACTTATGACTTACAAGCTGGGGAACTTGTTATAACGACAGACATTAATCATAATCTTTCTAATGGTGATGTTGTAAGAATCATTGATAACGGTATTATATTTTCTTGTTCAATGGACAATAGAGAAACCGAACATAGTTATCCTCGTGTTACAGATCCAGCATCTGATGCTGAACTTGCTGTGACTGGAGGAGCACAAAATAATAATTATAATACTCCTAAAACATTTGTAGTTAATGTTGGTGAAAGTTATTCTGGTGGTTATTTTGCACCATTAGAAATGGAATTAATTGCAAGTATATTGGAGAATAGTACTGGTTAATATGGTAAAATATTTAAGTGGCAGAGTTAAGAGAACACCTCAAGATCAACTTAAAGAAGATCGTTATCAGTATCTTAATCTAGAACAAGCAGAACCAAATTTATCAGATCCTCTTATTGGACCAACTCCTCCACCAGGTGGTCAATATCAATTGATCGCTATACCAGGATATCCAGGTCAAAGATTTTGGGTTCCTGTAGGTGGAGGATTGATACCAGGTGCAATTACTATATTTGACGAAGGGGTACAAGTTAGTGCTGCAAGTAGTATCACTCAATTAAATTTTGTAGGTGCTGCTGTAACTGCAAATGTATCTGTACAAAGTCCTTCAGGACATCCTGGTATCGCTGCAACTGTAACCGTGATACCTGTTACAGTTGGAAATGAACCCCCACTAAATGCAAAAAATGGAGAATTGTGGTGGGAAAGTGATACAGGAGATTTATTCGTACGCTATGATGATCCTGATTCTTCACAATGGGTCACAGCAGTTGGTGGAGGAAGAGGACCTGCAGGTAATAAGGGTGAAAAGGGAGATGTTGAAGCAAAGGGAAATAAAGGAGAAAAGGGAGATAAAGGTTTTGAGGGACAAAAGGGAGAAATAGGTGATAAGGGAAATGAGGGAGAAAAGGGAATAAAAGGTAGTATAGGAGATAAAGGAATAGGAGAAAAAGGAGAAAGTGTCAAAGGTGACAAAGGAGATAAGGGTGATATAGGAAATAAAGGTGATCAGGGAGCAAAAGCAGGATTGAGATATAGATTTTCATCTGTTACAACAGCAGGAGATCCATCACAAGGAGTATTTCGTTTTAACAACTCAAATGCAACTAATGTATCTTTAATATACATTGATATTTTAGACATAAATTCTGTCGATATGACAGATCAATTATTATCTTGGGATGATTCAAGTAGTGCTGTAGCTGGTTATCTATACGTTTCTTCAAATGACAACACTGATAACACACTTTCAATTTTTGAGATAACAAGTGCCACAAATTCTACTGGGTATATTACAATAGGTGTTCAAAATGGATTTGGTAATGTTCCCACAGATCAAGAGCAGTGTGTATTAAATTTTTCAAGAACGGGTGATAAAGGACAAAAAGGAATTAAGGGTGATAAGGGAGAAGAAGGAAGTAAAGGTAGTCTTGGTGATAAAGGAAGTGAGGGAGAAAAAGGAAATGGCGGTGAAAAAGGAGAAAAGGGTGATAAAGGTGTAAAAGGAAACTTAGGGGATGTAGGTGTACAAGGTGATAAGGGAGACAAGGGTGATAAAGGGGAAAAGGGTGATAAAGGAATTAAAGGTGAAGATAATTCTACAAAAGGAGACAAAGGTGATAAAGGGGACAAGGGTGATAAGGGTGAAGAAGGACCTGAGGGACCAGCAGCGTCAAAGGGTGAAAAAGGAGATAAGGGAGATAAAGGTGGTGATGGAGAAAAAGGAGGTCAAGGAGAAAAGGGTGAAGATAATTCTACAAAAGGAGATAAGGGAGATAAGGGAGAAGGTGATAAAGGAGATAAAGGAGAGGAATCTCAAAAGGGAGAAAAGGGTGAAGGTGATAAGGGAGATGAGGGTGATAAGGGAGATAAAGGTAATAAAGGAGACTCAGGAGCTGGATCAGGTGCTAATGTAAATATTGGAACTACAGCACCAACTACAGGATTGAACACTGGAGATTTGTGGTGGGATAGTGATGAGGGTGATTTATATGTTTACTATGATGATGGTAATTCATCTCAATGGGTTGCAACCACATCACCTGCAGCGTCAAAAGGTGATAAAGGTGAATCAGTAAAAGGAGAAAAGGGTGATAATAAAGGTGAGCAGGGAGATAAGGGTGAACCAGGAGATGTTTTAGCAAAAGGTAATAAAGGTGATGAAGGCGATAAAGGGCAAAAAGGAGAAGTAGGTGCTGATAATTCTACAAAAGGTCAAAAAGGTGAGCCAGGAACTGGTGATAAAGGAGAATCTGGATCAGCAGTAATTAACAATAACGCAGATAATAGAATCATAACTGGTTCAAATACTGCTGGTGAATTAAATGCTGAAGCAAATTTTACTTTTGATGGAATTGATGTAACTGCTAACCATAGTAATGGTCAAGTATTACTTTCACCAGCTGATGGTGCTATAGAGATTACTAGGAATTCAAGTGGTGCATATATTGACTTTAAAAATACTATTAATGAAGATTATGATGCAAGAATATCAGAAAATGGTGGAGGTTTTATAATGACAGGTGTTATTCAAAATGCATCTGTTGCAAGTGCTTGGGTTCAATTTAATGGAACGGGAACTGTATCAATTCAGAGTGATGTAAATGTTAGCACAATAACTGATTATGGTGTTGGAGATTATCAAGTTAATTATTCAAATCAACTAAAAGATGGTAATAATAGTACAACTGATTACCAAGCGATTTCTTTGGCGATTACAGGTACAGTTTATAACGTACCTGGTCAACTTGCACACACTCATCCATTTGTATATACTGCTGATAGAAACCATGTAAGATTCTTATGCTACAAAACTGAAAACTCTAATCAAAGAGCAGATCAAGTTTATGCAGGTGTGATCGTCTTTTCTTAATAAATAATCAATAAAAAATGGCAAATTCTGATAAAAGAATAATTTTTGAAACTGATGAGGGTGGTATTGCTATTATGATACCATCAGACAATTGTGGTCTTACTCTAGAGCAAATACGAGCAAAAGATGTACCATCAGGGAAAACATCATACATAGTGGACAAATCAGAGGTTCCTACTGATCGTTCTTTTAGGGACGCTTGGACATATACACCTTAAAAAAATGGGATTTGGTATTGATATGGCGAAAGCCAGAGAAATTCATAAAAATAATATAAGGGCATCAAGAGAGATATTACTTGCTCAACTTGATATTGAATTTCAAAAAGCACTTGAAACAAGTGCAAGCACAACAGATATTGTTTCAAAAAAACAAGCATTAAGAGATGCTCCCGCTGCTGTTGGTATAGCAACTGCTTCAAATGTAACAGAATTAAAAGCACAATGGGATACAAGTATTTTGGGTGCGAGTCCTTACTCTTAAACTTGACAATTTTCATACATATGATATGATAGAAAACTAAATGGCTGCCTTTAATTTTCCAAATAGTCCCTCAGATGGGGATACTCACACAGAGAACGGTTTAACATACGTTTGGGATGGTACTAATGGTGCTTGGAAAAGAAGTCCAGCATCACTTTCTAAAGGAGTAAAAGGGGATAAAGGAGATGCAGGAACTGATGGTGATAAAGGGAGTAAGGGTGATAATAAAGGTGAGCAGGGAGATAAGGGTGAACCAGGAGATGTTACAGCAAAAGGTGCAAAAGGTGAACCAGGTGATAAGGGAGATGAGGGTAATAAGGGAGATAAAGGTGATGTAGAAGCACAGGGTAATAAGGGAGATGAAGGGCAAAAAGGTGAACCAGGTGATAAGGGAGATGAGGGTGTTAAAGGAGAAATTGGATCAACAGGTGCTGGTATGGCAGTTGGTGGAATTGTAGCTTGGTCTGGAAGTGCATCTTCTCTCCCTGATGGTTATTTCTTATGTGATGGGTCAGCAAAGAGTAGGACGACATATGATGCTTTATACGCTGTCATAGGAACTACTCACGGTGCTGGTGATGGATCCACTACGTTTAATTTACCAGATTTGAGTGGTAGATTTGTTGTAGGTTATGATTCTAATAATAATATTTTTGATGTTGCTGATAAAGGTGGTTCTGCTGACGCTACATTAGTTGCTCACAGTCATACCATAACTGATCCTGGTCACTTTCATACCACTGTTGATTATGTTGCTCGTTCTGGATATGCTGAACCTAGAAACTTTGGTGTAGGTACTGACGGTAATGCTAATAATACAGGTAATACAAACTCAAAAACAACTGGAATAACTATTAATTCTAATGGTAGTTCAGCTACCAATGCTAACTTACCACCATATTATGCCCTTGCATACATTATTCAATACGCTCAAGGTGGAGATGTTGCTAAAGGTCAAAAAGGAGAAGCAGGTTCTGATGGTACAAATGGTACTGATGGTGATAAGGGTCAAAAAGGTGAGGCAGGTGCTGACAACTCAACTAAAGGTCAAAAAGGAGAAGCAGGAAGTGGTGGTGGAGATTCAGTGTGGGAAACCACTTCTGCTGGAATTAATACATCTTCAAATGTTGGTATTGGAACTGACTTAAGTGGAAGTGGAACTCATCTATTACATCTTTTCAACGGAACAGGTTGCGGAACTATTGGTGGAGGTGTTGGTGAATTTGTTGTAGAGTCAAACAACGCTGCAACAATTCAATTATTATCACCAAGTAGTGCTGCAATTCCTCAAACAATTTACTTTGGAGATGAATCTAGTGTTGCATCTGGTCGAATACAATATGATCACTCAGATGACTCAATGTTATTCAAGACGAATGGTAATAATCGAAGATTTCGCCTCAATTCTAGTGGTGATGCAGATTTTTCTGGAAATATTGGTATTGGTACTAACTTAAGTGGAAGCAACACTCATCTATTACATCTTTTCAACGGAACAGGTTGTGGAACTATTGGTGCAGGTATTGGTGAGTTAGTTGTAGAGTCGGACAACGCTGCAACAATTCAATTATTATCACCAAGTAATGGTACAAATCCTCAAACAATTTACTTTGGAGATGAATCTAGTGGTCAATCTGGTCGAATACAATATGATCACTCAAGTGACTCAATGTTATTCAAGACGAATGGTAATAATGAAAGACTTCGCATCTCATCAAATGGTGATGTTGGTATCGGAACAAATGCTCCAGCAACTTTTGGTTCAAATACAACCGTTCTTCAAACTTACAATCCTAGTTCTTACGTGGCTAATTTAGTTAAGAGTGGTACATATGAATTACAGATGATTGCATCAGAATTTAATGGTTCAAGTAGTATTGGAACACGATCTAATCATAATTTACATTTATGTACTAATGACGACTCAAAAGTAACAATCACTACAAATGGTAATGTTGGTATTGGAACTATACGTCCATTTGATTCTTATGGAACTGGTTTTGAAAAAAGATTAGAAGTTGTTAGTGGTGGAGCAGCACCTTATCTTTTTTCTGGAGGTGATTTTGTTGATGCTGAAGATGTACTTAGTGTCACAACAAAAAGTGATTATGGTGGGTTCAATATAAATGTTAGAAATCAAAACGAAGATAATCCACTTTGGACTATTAGGACATTTCAAAATGAACCAATCGCATTTGGACAAGGATTATATGAGATAGCAAGATTTGATGGTAATGGTAATTTGGGTATTGGAACGACAAATCCTACTGACCCAGTTCTTTCTTCAAACACCTCTAAGTTAGCTGTCGGCATTGTTACTTGTCATCAATTATATGTTAATGGAAATGAAATCACAGGTAGTGGAGGTAGTGGTTCTGGTGGTAGTTCATTTGTATTATTAGCAGAGCAATCAGCATCAGGAACAGAAGTAGAATTTACTGGCATTCCTGCAGATGCACAAGAAATTACTGTGATGATGAAGGGTGTATCTTTAAATGCAAGTAACAGTGTTTTAGTGCAATTAGGATATAGTAATACTTGGATCGCATCTGGATATGTTAGTAACTCCGAAAATTCTGCAGGAACTGATGAAGCACATTCCACAAACGGGTTCGTAATTTTCCTTAATAATGCAGGATATAGTCTTACTGGGTCGATGATTATCAATAAGGCATCTTCTAGTTCTTACACAGAAATTGGTGAATTTAGAAGGACTAATACTAGTGGAGCTGTGTCACGAGGTTCTTTATCTTCGGTAAGTGGGACGGTAGAAAGATTAAAAGTAACAATAATGAACCAGAACAATCAGGATGCTTTTGACGCTGGAACAATAAGTGTTTCTTATAAGACAAGTGGTTCTGGTGGAAATTCACAGTCTGGAACAACCAGAGTTGCAGTGTTACAAGATGTGAGAACTCAAGGAACAAATGGTGGAACTGCATCTACAAATAACTGGCATCAAAGAAGATTAAATTCAAAAATAGACTCTACGAGTTTAGTCACCCTTGTTAATGGATCTACAGGAAAAGACGGAACTGCCAATACTTTTTCTTTAGAAGCAGGTACTTATTTTCTTCAGTGGAGAGCACCTGGTTTTGATAGTGGTGATCAGAGAGCAAAGATTGCATATACCACAAGCACCAACTACAATACGTTATTTAATTCTCAAAGTTCTTCTGGTGTAAGTTATCTTAGTGGAGAAAGTGCTCAATCTCAAACAAATTATGAATCTAATATTTTTGCAAGTGGATCGGCAACTGTTACGATTACTGAAACTACTTATTTCAGACTTCAGCATTATGTGGTATCAAATGATGCTGGTAGCACTAAAGCTTTAGGAGAGGCTGGTAATATCAGTGGTGAAGATGAGATTTATTCACAGGTAGTAGTAGAAGATTTAAAAACAGCTGTTAAATTATTAAATCAAGAAACAGGCACATCCAAAGTTTCAATATTAAAAGATCAGAAAGGTAATCAAGCAAGTGGTGGAACATTTACTGGAGGTGGTTGGAGAGACAGGGATTTAACCGTAGAAGAAGACCCATCAAATTTTGTTGATTTTACTGCAGGTGGTTCACAGTCTTCAGGAAGTGCTGGAAATACACCTGGTTATTGGTCATTACCTGCAGGAGACTATAAGATAGACTGGACTGCTCCAGCATTTTCTGTAAGTAGACATAAAAGTAGATTAGTTTATAGCACCACACAATCACATATTTCAACTGCTGGACTTAATGCATCAGCATCATTCGTTGAGGGTACAAGTGTTCACACTGGTACCGCTAATGCAAGCACCGATTCCACTGGTCACACGATCATTAATCTTACACAGACAACTTGGTTTAAAGTAATGCACTATAGTAGCAGTACAGAGAGTGATGCAGGATTTGGTAGAAAGCAATCATCCAATCCTGGTAATGAATCTGTTACTGGAGATAACATTTATACTCAAGTAAGAATCGAAGATTTAGCAACTGTAACTAAATCTACCATTGGAGACAAAATAGAAGAGGGTAATACAAAGGCAGAGGTAGTTGATACTGGAACAGACGGAAAATTTGTAGTAACAACAGAAGGAGTAGAAAGAATTATTGTAGATCCAAGTGGATATTTAAACGCAAGAGCAGATATAAGATTAAGAAGAACTTCAACTAATGATGGTGGAATATTTTTTGGAGATAGTAATAATAATTATATTTTTGGATCTGATGCAGATGATATTTTAACTTTCGCTACTAATGGTACAGAAAGACTTCGCATCGATAGTGGTGGTTCAGTAGGTATTGGTACAACAGTTCCTACATCTAAACTTCATGTTGTTGGTAATGCGTTAGTTACTGGTGTTTCAACATTCAGTGGAAATGCTAGTTTTGCTGGTGGTAATGTAACTATGACTGCTAGTGGTAGTCCTAATAGTCTTAATGTTAGTGGAACTTCTAGATTTGAAACTGCAAGTATAGAAAATGCTGAGATTGACGGTGAAATTGCTCATAGTGGAGATACAGATACTAGAATTTCTTTTGATACTAATACTATCAAATTTGATACTGCTGGTAATGAAAAACTTCGCATCACATCATCTGGATTGGTACTTATTAATTCAACTGGACAATTATTAAATGAAAGTGCTTTAGGTGTGTATTCATCAGGAAATACTTGTGTCTTGAAAGCTGACGGTGCTACAAATCATAACCCTTTAATATGTTGGAATAGTCATGGTTCTGGTACGAGAAACTTAATACAATTTGGAGTTACACACAGTAATGGAAGTTATCTTGCTCGTGGTTCAATAACGACAAATGGAACAGCCACTTATTACAATTCTTCTTCTGACTACAGAATGAAACAAGATGAAGTTTTAATAACTGATGGCATAGAGAAAGTAAAATCATTAAAACCAAGAAGATTCAAATGGAAAGATAATCTTGATTTAGGTATGTGTGATGGATTTTTTGCACATGAAATTGAAGATACTACACCTACTTCTCAGGCAACTATTGGTACAAAAGATGCTGTAGCCACAGAGTCAGATGTTAATGTAGGATTAGCAACATCAATAGGTGATCCCATTTATCAACAAGTAGATCAAACAAAACTAATACCTGTTTTAACCGCAGCATTAAAAGAAGCAATAGCAAAAATCGAAACTCTTGAAGCAAAGGTTGCTGCACTCGAAGGATAAATAAAAACAATCATAAGTTAAATATGGAAGATTTTGTTCTTAATGTTGTAGTAGACTTATGCTCTCGAAGTTTTTCTCTAGTGAGTGAACATGGAGATATTAGAAATATTAAATGTGATACCGTAGATGAGTTTTTGAGAGTGTTAAGAGTATGTGACGAATTACTTCCACCAGACGCAATAATTTACAAGGAGTTGGCAACCCAGAAGGACAAGTAAATAAATAATGACTTGACTGGGAAGCTAAATAGACCTAGTATAGTATGGTATTGCCATCAAATTTATAGTAGATAAAAAAAGATGCCTCTTAATAAGCTAGAGAATTTCATAAAGAATGCTGAAGGACGTATACTTTATGTAAATCCAAATGATCTTGATTCCACCGATGGTATAGAAAATCAAGGAAACTCCTTAACGAAACCCTTTAAAACTTTACAGAGGGCATTAATCGAAGCAGCAAGATTTTCATATCTGAAAGGTAATGATAATGATTTTGTAGAGAGAACAACTATTCTTTTATTTCCAGGCGAACATATAGTAGATAATAGACCAGGTTTTGGTATTAAATCAGAGTCAGGACAAGCAAAGGCAGTAAGTCCTGGTGGCGATTCAACAGGAGCAATCAATACTTTATCACTTACATTAGACTCAAATTTTGATTTAACACAGGAAGATAATATACTTTACAAGTTTAATAGTGTAAATGGTGGAGTCATAGTTCCAAGAGGAACCTCTATAGTTGGATTAGACTTAAGAAAAACGAAGGTAAGACCAAAATATGTTCCAAACCCAACAGATAATAATGTAAAACAAAGTGCAATATTTCGTATCACAGGTGCTTGTTACTTCTGGCAGTTTACCATCTTCGATGGAGATGAACTTGAAACAGTTTATACAGACCCTATTAATTTTAATACTACAAACAAATCTATTCCAACATTTTCTCATCATAAGTTAACTTGTTTTGAATATGCTGATGGTATTACTAGATTAGAACAATATAGTGAACTTACAGATTTAGATATTTACTATAGTAAATTATCAAACGCATATAATAAAGCATCTGCTAATAGAGAGATAACTCAAAAATATCCATCTGCTCCAAAGGGATTTGCCCCACAACGACCAGAATTTGAAATTGTTGGTGCTTTTGCGACTGACCCTCTTAATGTAACAAAAATCGAGTCTGGAGATGGTGCTACACCAGGACAAGTTGTCACAGTATCAACTTCTGTACCACATAATTTAACTGGTGGTACTCCAATTAAAGTTAGAGGTGTTAATGTTGCTGATTATAATATTTCAACAAAGGTTTCAAGTGTAATAAATGAAACTAAATTTACTTATTTGTTACCGTTTGTAAGGGGCAATTTACCTGCTGGTGAAGTAGGTGGATTAAGTTCTGCAAACGCACAGGTATTGGTCGAAACTGATACAGTATCGGGAGCATCTCCATACATCTTTAACATATCAATGCGTTCAGTATATGGTATGCAAGGTATGCATGCTGATGGTAAGAAAGCAACTGGATTTAAATCAATGGTTGTGGCACAGTTTACGGCTGTATCACTACAAAAAGACGATAGAGCATTTGTTAAGTATGATAAGACAAATCGCAGATATAACGGAATTGTATTCTCAAAACAAACTGGTGAGCTACTTTCATCTGAGTCATCATCTACAAATCCAAACACTGTATATCATTTAGATCAAGAAGCGAATTATAGAAAAGGTTTCCGTACAACTCATATCAAAGTATCAAATGATGCTGTTGTTCAAATTGTATCTGTATTTGCGATTGGTTTCCATAGTCATTTTAATATGATAAACGGTGCTGACGCATCTATAACAAACTCCAACTCTAACTTTGGTACATTTGCACTTGCAGCAGAGGGATTTAAGAAAGAAGCATTTGCTAAAGATGATAAGGGATTTGTAACATCAATTATAAACCCACGTTCAATTGTTACTGAAGAGCAAGACATTGAGTATCTTCAACTTGATGTATCAGAGACAACATCATCTAGAGCTTATTTGCTTGGATATAGTGATGAAACTTTACCACCATCACATTTTGCCCAAGGATATCGAATTGGTGCAAAGGTAAATGAAAAATTATATATTGACAAGGGTGGTTCAACGTTCCAAGCGACCATTGTGATGGCAAAAGGAGCAACTAATTCCACCACAGGCACATCTTTTACATCAGAAAAAGTATATAAAGGAGTTCATAGTTCTCCTACATTCTTCAAAAAATCTTCATATAAACTCAGAGTAAATCATGAGTTAGAAACTGGAGAATCTGTAAGACTAATATCCGACTCAGGAAATCTACCAGAAAATATTGATCCACATAGAGTTTACTATGCGATTACAACTACAGTTGACTCAGACTTAGCGGGAGATGAAATTAAATTAGCATCATCATTTGCTAATGCTCAAAACGGTGTGTTTATTGATTCAGTATCTAATTTGGATGAATTTAATATTGTAAGTAGAGTATCTGATAAAAAACCAAATGATGCTGGACATCCAATACAATATGATTCAGGTGCTGGACAGTGGTTTATTCATACAAGCACATCTGGAAATACCATCAATAATGGTTCGATGTATGCAGGTGCAGATGACAGAGACATTAGTTATATTCTAAGAAATGAAGATAATCGTGGATTAGATGACAAGACATACAAAATAAGATATGTTGTTCCTAAAGAATTAACAAATGGTAAAGATCCAACTGACGGATTTGTACTACAGGATTCAAGTTCAACTAACGTATCTTCTAACACTGACTTTACAAAAACAGAGATTACTGCTAATAATTTTGATTTTGAACGTAATACTAGATTTATATCAAACGCTGTATTCGTAAGTGGTCCTCCTGCAAAGGCAGTTGTTAGGACAGATAAACCTCATAATTTAAATGTTGGTGATCAAATTATTATTAGAAATATTAAATGTTCTATTAATCAAAATGGTGTAGATGATAAAGGATTCAATGGTACATTCATTGTAACTGATAGAGATAATAGCAAGGAATTTAGATACTCAAACGTTGATGTAGAGGGTGTAGCACATTCAATGGGTACATTCATTAATACCACATCAACAAGGGATAACCAACTTCCTAGAGTTAATCGAAACAATAATAATGAAAACTTATTTGTTTATAGATCAACAGTTATAACTCCATATATTGAGAATGTACAGGATGGTATCTATCATTTATTTGTATTAAATTCAAATAATAAGATGGTTGATCCATCTAGTGAGTTTTCTGATGATAAGTTTAATCAAAATATTGTTAATCTATATCCAGAATATGATCGTGATAATGTAAATGATAATCCACCTGAAGCAAATTCATTTGCTAAGAATTTTCCTATAGGTGATGTTGTAACCAACGATTTAAAGAAAAGTATTACAAGAGAAACTACAAATAATTTCATAAGTGGTTTTGATATTAGTAATACTATTTCATCAATATCCACAAATGTTGCTGGTACTCTTGCAACACTTACATTTGATAAAGAACACAGTTTTGAATCATTAAAATATGTTTCACCTAGTTCGTTAACTGGTGGTTCTAATCATCTACCAGCATCAGGTCAAGCAACATATCATAATATTAAATTATTAAACAATACTTCTACAGCATCCAATTCTAACTGGGATGGAGCGACTGCAAATGTTACAGTTCAAAATGGTGTTGCTATTGCTGCTACAATTACTGATGGTGGTTCTGGATATAAAAATGGAGAACAACTTTACTTTGATTCACAAGACGTTGTAACTGGTGGTATTGGTGGAAACGCTAGTGGATTTGTTGTAACGTCAGATGTTGGTATATCATCTGCAACTGGTTGTTATGTGCAAATCACTGGTATATCAACTGGAACCGATTCATACCATAGAATTAATAGTATTACCTCTAAAAATTCAATATCAATTCATAAGGAAGCAAGTGATCTTATCTTAAATGGTCAACAAGTTGTTGATATGGGTGCTTGGTCTTCTATCAAAAGTGGTTCTAAAATATATGACTCTGTTGCAGGGATCGTAACTATAACATCTCACTCAGCAACCAGTTTAATGGTTGGAAACAGTTTTAGACTTCTTAATGCTTCTAATGAAAGTTTAGGTGATTTTATAGTTAATACTCATTCTAGTTCAGTCAATGCTACAACTGGTCAATTAGAAGAAACTATATCTGCAAAATCACCAAGTGATATTACAAGTCCAGTATATATTTTAAAACATGGATTATCTGCTCATGACGCTGCATCAGGTGTAGGAGAGGAAAATGTTGCAGTGAGAGGTATGTCTGTTTATGACCATGATTATCTCGTAGCAAACGAAGATATTGATAAGTCAGAAACAAGTATTCAAATATTATTACCTAATGGTAATACAGTTGGTGAAAATATAATGTCACGTTTCCCAATAGGTTCTTACGTGCAGGTAAATGATGAGATAATGAGAATTGCGAAGAACACTCTAGGTGGTGGACAAGCAATAGAGGTTATTCGTGGTGTATTAGGTAGTCGAAATAATACTCATAAACAATTCTCACATCTTAAGAAAATAAAACCATTACCAATTGAACTAAGAAGACCATCTATTTTAAGAGCTTCAGGTCACACATTTGAATACGTTGGTTATGGTCCAGGTAACTATTCTACTGCTCTACCTCAGTTACAGAATAGAACTTTGAGTGAGAGAGAAGAGTTCTTATCACAGGCACAAGAAACATCTTGTGGTAACGTAGTTTACACTGGTATGAATGATAAAGGTGATTTCTATATTGGAAATACAAAAACATCATCAGCAAGTGGACAACAAACAACATTTGATATTCCCGTACCCACTATCACTGGTGAAGATCCAAATCGTTTAAGTATAGTTGCTGACGAAGTTATTGTTAAAGAAAGACTACTTGTTGAAGGTGGAACATCTAAAAATATTCTATCACAATTTGATGGTCCTGTAACATTCAACGGTTCCGTAAGACATAATGATAACCTTACTGTTCAAGGTATTGCTAATCTCAATAATACTCTTAATTCAACAAGTATCAATACTGGTTCTCTTGTTGTTAAGGGTGGTGTTGGAATTGCAAAAGATATTTACATTGGAGGAGATATAAACGGTACTGGTGAGTTTGATGGAAATAGTAACATTTCTGGATTCAATAATGTCACAGCGACTAATTTCATTGGTGATGGAGCTCAACTAACAAATACTGGTGCAACTTTATTCCCATCAGGTACAAATGGAGATACACAACAAGTTGTTTTAACTCATCTGGCATCAGGCACGATGATTTTGGGCACGACTGATATTGACTTAACATTTACAGCTTCTACAAATACTTTATCTTGTCCAAACTTCAGTGGTAATTTTGCAGGTAACTCAACCACAGCATCATTAGCAACTGATGTTGTTGGTGCTGCCAATAGAGTTTTATTTAATTCTTCCACCAACGATACAACCACCTCTGCTAACCTTACTTTCAATAGCACTACACTATCAGGAACTGGTCTTGAGATTAAATTACTAGATGGTAAGAAATTATTTCTCGGTGATAATAATGATTTAGAAATATTGCATGATGGTGGAAATTCTATCGTCAGAGAGACTGGAACTGGACAACTATTCCTACAAAGTGATGGAATAGTTTATATCACTAAAACTAATGGAACTTCCATGATGGGAGAGTTTAGTGGTTCTGGTGCAGTAAAATTACATTGGAATGGTAGTAATACTGGACTTAGACTTGAGACAACTCAAACTGGTGTTAAAACATATGGTAATCTTGAATCAACAGGTGATCTTATAGCATTTAGTGCATCTGATATGACATTGAAGAAAGATATTTCACCAATACAAAATGCACTTGATATGATTAATAAGTTAAGTGGTAACACATTTACATGGAGCACTGATTTATTCACCTTACTTCCATATGAAAATGGTACTAAGGATACAGGAATTCTTGCACAAGAAGTTGAAGCACTTGGATTACCTGGTGTTACAACTACAAGAGGTGATGGTGTCAAGGCAGTTCGTTATGATAGATTAATTCCAGTTTTGATTGAAGCAGTTAAAGAACTTACTGCGAAAGTTAAGACTCTTGAAAACAAATAAATAACTAAAAAAATACTGATGGCGAATATTAAGAAGAGTTTCAATTTTAGGAATGGTGTTCAGGTTGATGAAGACAACCTGTTAGTAACCTCTACTGGATTGGTTGCAATAGGAAAAACTGTTCCTACTGAAGCACTTGATGTTGAAGGTAATTTAATTGTATCTGGAATATCAAGTTTTCCTAATGCTCAATCAGGTGTATTAACAGTAACAACTTTCAATCCAACAGAGATTATTGGTGCGGGTGTAAGTATAAAAAGTGGTATAGTTACAAGCACAGGTGGTGGAGGAATTGTTACATTTTATGGTGATGGTCAATATTTACAAAATCTTCCTAGCACACAATTTGTAAGTTCAAATACTGGTATTGCTCTTACGTCACAAAATTGTGGAATTGGAACAACAAACGCTACAAGCACCTTGCAAGTTGGAGGTTTCCCACCTTCACATATGGGTGTAGGTATTAGTTCTGTAGGTAATATTCACGCATCAGGTATTATAACAGCAACAACTTTTGTTGGTTCATTTAATGGTAATGTCACCACCGCTACTCTGGCAGATGCAGCAGTTAAATTACAAACTGCAAGAAATATAGGTGGATTACCTTTTGATGGCACTGCCAGTATTGATCTTCCAGGTGTTAATATACCTGGTAATCAAAATACCTCTGGTAATGCAAGTGGTTTACAAGGAACTCCAAATATCACTGTAACAACTCTCTCTGCTGTTGGAAACGCCAATGTTGATGGAAATTTAAATGTACTTGGTAACACGACTCTTGGTAATAATTCATCAGATAATTTAACTGTCCCTGCAACATCCACATTTAATTCTACTATAACTGGTGTATCTGGAGAAAACAAAATACCATCATTATATTCTAATATGGGTGCCTTGCCCAATGCTAGTACATATCATGGTATGTTTGCTCACGTTCATTCAACTGGTAGAGGTTACTTCTCACACGCAGGAGGATGGTATGAAATAGTTAATAAAGAAACAGATGGTAGGGTTGGAACAGGTACGGAAGTTTATAATGTTGGAGATATAGATTCATCAGGAACTATAACCGCAGTATCTAAACTTGGAGTAGGAGTTGCAAATCCAGTTAGTGATATACATTTAAGAAAAACAGGAGACACTGAATTACAAATAACAAGCGACACAGGAACAGCTGGTATCACTGTTGGTAGAGAAAGTGGTGTAAGCAACACTAATAATGCAGAAATAAGATATGGTCAGGATATTGGTGCAAATTATAGTTCAGCACAGTCATTTGATTTAATTAATTATGGAACAGGTAATTTCAATTATCATCTAAGTGCAGCAAATGCTAATAATGTTGAGGGTAATTTCTTCTGGCATAGAGGTCTTAATAATGATCGTTTAATGACCTTGACTGGTATAGGAGGTTCACTAGGTATTGGATTGACAGTCCCTTCAAAAAAATTAGATGTTTTTGGTAGTGCTAATATTTCAAGTGATCTTGATGTTGGTGGTAATCTTAATGTCACAGGATCATTTACAACAGGAACATTGAATGTAACAACTGTTCTTGGTGATTTGCAAGGAAATGTAACTGGAAATTTAACTGGATTAATCAATTCACCTAGTACAGGTATTTCAACAATACCAAAATTATTTTCTAGTGGAGTAGGTATAGGAACTACTGACCAAGGAAAAGCACTTCATATCAACTCTAACATAGAAAGTAAAGTTTTAGTAACTACGGATGGAAGAGTTGCGATTGGAACTGATGTCTTTTCAAATAGTTCAGTAAATGTTGAATTAAAATCTGATGTATTTGTTCATAATTCAATCTCAGTCGGTAATACAGCACAATGTGCAGTTGATTTCTCTGATGTAGTAAACATCCCAGATAATACAGGTGTCAGACAAAAAATGGCATATATGGTTCCACCTGTAGTAACAACATCTCAAAGAAATGTATTTTCAAATGCACACACTACTGGAGCTGGTAGTACAGCAACAGGTGCTTTCATTTTTAATAGTACAATCAATAAGTTAGAGGTATATGATGGTGCTAGTTGGACACCTCTTGAAGCAAATAGTGGTGGAGGAGAAGTAAACCAAAACGCATTTTCTAATATTTCTGTTAGTGGTCAAAATACTGTACAGGCAGACTCAAAAACTGACACTGTAACTTTTGTTGGTGGTACTGGCATGACTATCACAACAAATTCAACTGGAGATGAGGTAACATTTACATCATCTGGTGGAGGTGGTGGTAGTAGTCTTCAATCAAGAACCACTGATACAGCAACCACTGCTAGTTTAGCATCTGGATCTGCTGCTGATTTAAATATGACAACAGCAAAATCATATGTTTTACAAAAAATTCAAACAAATTATGCTGCGTGGGTAACTGTATATACAGATGTGACTTCTAGATCTAATGACGCAAGTAGAGCAGAAACCACTGATCCTTTACCAGGTTCTGGTGTCATTGCTGAAGTAATTACAAGTGGTGCTGCAACACAAATATTAACACCTGGTGTAATTGGGTGGAATAATGATAGTACTCCCTCAACTAATACATACGTTAAAGTTGTAAACAAAGAGAGCAGTGCATACCCAATACAAGTCACTTTACATTACCTTAAGTTGGAGGATTAATGAAAGAATATATTGTTACTTGTAAGACTCATGAAGACCTTCAAAGTCTCTATGATGATATGGAGACACCAGGTGGAAGTCTTCATATTCCAGATAGGGCAGTAGAATTATTACAAAGAAGAAATATTAGTCGAAATACACATTATATGCTTACTGAAGCAGAAGCAAATGAGATAAGTCAAGATAGTAGAGTGCTTGCTTGTGAGTTGAATCCATTTGACCAAGGTATTGAATTTTTACCACATTGGACACAAACTGGTGATTTTGAAAAAACAACATCAACTCTTGAAACTGATGATAAAAACTGGGGTCTTTATAGAATGATAAAAGGAGATTCCGTATCAAATTGGGGAAGTGATTCAACAACAGAGATATCAAATCAAACTATTAATACAACTTCATCAGGAAAAAATGTTGATGTCATAATCGCTGACAGTCATGTAAATCCAGATCATCCTGAGTTTGCTGTTAATACTGATGGCACTGGTGGTAGTAGAGTAAATCAATTTAATTGGTATCAATATAGCTCTGCTTTAGGGTACTCTGGAACTCCTACAACATATACGTATAGTACCTCTGGTGCATCTCCAAATGAAAATCATGGCACTCACGTTGCAGGAACCGCATGTGGTAATACACAAGGATGGGCAAGAGACGCAAATATCTACAATATTGCATTTTCAAGTGCTCTCTCTGGTTACGGGGGAAATAGTTGGGCTCAATATATGTGGGATTATGTTCGTTATTTTCACAAAAATAAACCTATTAATACAAGCACAGGAAGAAGAAATCCAACTGTAATGAATAACAGTTGGGGATCCTCTTATGGTAATTTAAGTTTGTCTTTATTCAACGCTGTAAACTATCGAGGCACACTCACTGATATGTCTTCGATGTCAGACAGTCAGAAGGTAACAACTTTAGAGGCAAATGGTATTCCTTGTCCATATGGATACGCAAGTATTCTTTATAGAGTACCTGGTAGAAATTCAGCAGTGGATGCTGATTTACAAGATGCTATAAATGATGGGGTCATTGTTATAGCATCTGCTGGAAATAGTTATTGGAATTGTGAAATTCCAACAGGTCAGGATTACAACAATTATCTGAGAGTAGGTGTAACCCCCTATTATTTTTCAAGAGGGTCATCACCTGGATCAGCAGATAATGTTATTTGTGTAGGATCAATTGGTTCTAAAGTTGCAGAATATAAATCTAATTTTAGTAACTGGGGTAGTCGTGTAGATATTTGGGCACCTGGAAGTGATATTATTTCTGCTGTTTTTGATCAGGCGAGTGCTATAGCAGAACAATATGGTTCTACAGCACAAGATCCTAGAAATAGTTCCTATCATTTAGCATCTATTAGTGGCACGAGTATGTCAGGTCCTCAAGTTGCTGGTATAGTCGCCTGTCTTGCAGAACAAGAACCAAATCTTACTCAAGCAGAAGCACTACAACATTTAATTGAAAATTCTCTACCAGAAATTGGTTCACAAGGATTGCCAGAGCAATCACCATATGAAGGTTTTGGTGATAGTAATAATCGTTATGCCTTTATTCCTAAGAAAAGACCTGATAGTGGTATGGCAAGTCCAGCTCAACTACATAAGAATAGAAATACCTCTACAGTTAAATATCCTAGAGTTAGGTATCAAACAACCTCTTAAGACATGGCAATTAATAAAACATCAGGACAACAATTAAGTTTTCAAAATGATATTGAAGCAGAATTTGGAAACAATCCATTAAGAAGTTTAGGTAGTTATAGAAACACTCATCCAGATTTTAACAATGAGAGTATGGTGCCATTTGGAGGCACATTAAATGATTTACCTCTAGATACTGGTATTCCTAAATCTGGAGAGATAAAATTTAGTGATTTTTATGGTAAACAATTAAATATTGTTGTTGATATGCATTCAAGTGGTAATACAAATTTCAATTTAGATGTATACGCTAATAGATTTGCTAATGGAAATTATAGGATTGTTGGTAATTATAAAAGTAGTATTAATAAAAATGGATGGCGTGGTGGTAAGAAGGTTATAATTCATATTAATAAGACATTTGGTTCTGCTGGTGCTAGTAGTCAATCTCATGTTGCAGTTAAAACAGGTAATACAAATAATAATAACTCTCAAGCTGGTTGGCCAAGTGCAACGACTTTTTCCATAGATGTTGGTTCACAAGGTGTTGTTGCTGGTAAGGGTGGTAACGGTGGAAGTACAGGAAATGAAGAAAGTGCTGGAGCAAACGGTGGTGTTGGATCGAGTGCAATGAAATTAATACCTGGTATGCAAAATGTTATTTCTATTGCTAGTGGTGGTGCAATAATCGCTGGTGGTGGAGGTGGTGGTTCAGGTTCTGGATCAGAGCAAAATGACAGTTTTGCTTGGTTTAGTGACTATAACTCTGCTAGTGGTGGAGGTGGCGGTGGCGGTGCTGGTATACCCGCTGGTTCTGGAGGCACAACTAGTGGTGTTGCTGGTGCTCAACCAGGTCAATCTGGAAATCAAAATTCTGGTGGTCCTGGCGGTATTGGAGGAGATGATTCAGAAGCAGAAGGTGGAAATGGGGGAGCAGGAGGAAATCCTGGTCAATCTGGTGGAAATGCTACTGGTGGTAAAAGTCTAGCAGGTGCTAATGGTTCGGGTGCTGCAGGTGGTTCACAATATCTTTTTTATTAATCTTTGAAATCAATAGGACAAGAATAAACTATTTTTTCTGTAAAAATATGCCACCCAGTTGCGATGTATTTTACATGGGTGTCACTTATCTGTCCTTTGTGTCCATGAGTCCAATATGCTGGCCATAAAACCAATCTACCTTGTATTGCATTTGTTCCAATTTCATAAGATGGAAAAAGAGTTCCTCCATTAGGAACTGTATTAAGATAGAACATCCAAACGAGAACACGACTAGAGGTCATAACACTTGCAACTTCACAGTGGTGACTAAAATATCCCTGATTTGGTTCATATTTTTGTATGTTGTATGAATTCATACATGCCCAAGGATAAATTAAATTAGTTAAATCTGGATATTGTTTTTTATATAAATCTACATGAAAATTTAATGATTTGCTTAATATAGTTGATGTAATTGATTTATCATTCATAGCATAACCAAGATCAGTAGAATCTTTTACTTCTGGTTGCACCTCATAATTACCACTTTTACCTCTTACATGTTTATTTTTATTTGATTCAAATTCATCTATGATTAATTTACACTCATTTTTAGTAAGAGCATTGTCATATACTGAAATAAAATTAGGAAATTCCTTCATTTTTTATTATCTCTGCAACTAAAAAAAGAAGTGATAGCATATCTTCCCCAACCATCGTAGTAATCAGAGTCTTTTATTTTAACTTTACGAACTCCGTGTTCTACCCAACCAGGAAAAATAACCATTGAATTATTGGTGCATGGTAATTTGAAATCATATTTTGGAAATTCTAAATCCCCACCAACAAATTTTTTAGGTTCTCTGTAAAAGTAGGAGAAAGCAAGAAACATTGTGCTTTTATCTGTATGAGGATCGTAGTATTCGCCATCGTGGTAGTATCTAACTTTAGTGATATCATGATTTGTTTTATTCGCAATACTTACGCAACCATGAATATTAGCAAAAGTATCTAAAACACCACATTCAAACAATTTTCGATTGACTGTTAATATATTGGATATATTTCTATAGTCTACACCTTTTTCATCACTTTCATAATTTCTATACAAATCATCCAATATGAGAGCTTTTGCATTTGTATAACCAACGACACCCCCATAATTTTCAGCAGATACTAATTTATTAGGAGCAGTATAAAAATCTAATTCTTTCCAAATCAAATTTAATTCTTGCTGATTATAAAAGTTATTGACAACCATTAGTGGAAATGGTTCGCAATATATTTCTGCTTCAAGTTGTTCTTTCATTAGTTTTCACTTTGTATCCAACCCCAAGAGGTAACTAGATATTTGTCTCCATCAATTGGTGGATTACCTCTATGTACGTGAGTATATTGACAGGGAAAAATTAAAACATCGCCAGCAACTGCTTTCTCTCTCTTATTTTGATACAAAAATTCTGTTTCACCACCATCAAAATCGTCATTGAGATAAATTTGAACTACAAATGTTCTTCTTGCATCTGAGACATTTCCATTTTCGTAGTGCCAAGCGTGAAATCCAGCACCACACATAATTTTTTTTACTTTACAATCGTGTATGATAAATTTTCTTGAACCTAGAAGTGGAAATTGTTCGAGATATTTATCAACACAAGGTTGAATTTTTGGAAACATTTTTTTCGTAACCTTGTGAACTGTGGGTAAAGTCACTCCATCATCAACCATTAAGTTGTTTGCATCTTGATCTTGAAAAGGTCGATTATTTAAATTTTGAGGGAAAAGTAAACTATTCTCGTCAAAAAAATCAATTAATTCAATTATTTCTCTACATTCTTGTCTTGAAAAAATATTTTTATATCTTATAATAAAATCAGTAACTCTATTATTTTCCATGTACAAAAAGTCAATAATATATTATATTCTATATAGTTGAACTTGTCAAGAGTCTATATCTCTGCTATTATATTAATATGAGTAGAATCTTAATTTTAGATAATTTTTTTGATAATGCAGAAGATTTGAGAGAATTTGCATTGTCATCTAGATTTTTTAGTCATGAAGAAATGAGTCATAAAGTAGGCTGGAGAGGATTTAGAACGGATGAGTTAAGTGGTTCAAGTAACTATTTAATTTTTAGAACTTGCCAAAAAATTAAACAAAAGGTGAGTGAGTTTTATAATTATGATACATATGCAGACAAGTATTATTTTTATTTTCATATATCAATTGATGATACAAAAAACTCTTTACCAAATTTTCATGTAAATAAATTTCACACTGATGATTCTAAATTTGCAGGTGTTGTTTATTTAAATCCAAATGCTCCAAATAAAACTGGAACTACAATTATTGTTAATGAACATAGCAATGATGTAGATAATAAATTTAATAGGTTAGTAGCATATCCGTCTTGTTACACACATGCACCGACAGATTTATTTGGAGATACACTTAAAACAGGTCGATTAACACTCTCTTTTTTTATTAAATGATTAAAATTGCTATTATTGGAGCTGGCAATGCAGGTTGTGTAACAGCATTACACTTCCATAAATTTTTAACAGACGTTACTGATCAATTCGAGATTGAAATTTATCACAGTCCTCACTATCATCCAATAGAAAAAGTAGGACAAGGAACTACTATTCAAGTCCCAGAATTAATTTCATCAGTACTTAATATCAATTGGTATCATAATCCAATAGGTGCTACATTTAAGACAGGTATATTATATGAAGGTTGGGGTAAGAAAAATGATAAGATATTTCATCCATTTTTAATGCCAAATGCATCAATGCATTTTGTTCCTAAAAAGTTATCTGAGTGTGTAATAGATTCAAATTTATTTAAAGTTCAAGAAAAAATCATAAGTAATCCAGAAAAAGATATAGATGCAAATCTTATTTTTGATTGCAGGGGAAGGCACAATAGAGATAAAAGTAATTATGATATTTTAATAAATCCATTGAATAGTGTTCTTCTTTCTAAAAAACATGAAAGAGACCCTGATTTAACCTATACTAGATGTGTGGCAACACCAAATGGTTGGACATTTGTGATTCCAAATCAAGATAGTGTATCCTATGGTTATTTGTATAATAATAGTATTACTAAAAAAGAAGATGCAATTAATGACTTTACATCTAGATTTAATTTAGATAAAATAACTGATTGTCTTGATTTTGATAATTATATGGCAAAAAATTTCTACAATGGTAGTAGAACTATATTACAGGGAAATATGTATGGATTCATAGAACCACTAGAAGCGACATCTGTTGCCTTTTATCAATTTATTTGTAGGCAGTCTTGGGATTTATTATTTGAACTGCAAACACCAAATTATTGTAATAATAAAATTAGGGAAAATATGAAACAACTTGAAAACATTATATTGTGGCACTATCAATACGGTTCAAAATATGACACACCATTTTGGGAATATGCTAAATCTTTACCATTTAATCCTGATTCTAAATTTTTAGAAATGATAAGTGACTCTAATAATATGAATTCAAAAGAAATGTATGGTCAATGGCGAAAATGGAATTTTGATAATTGGAAAAAAGGTGTAGAAAGTTGAAAATTTATAGATACACTGTATCAGTTGTTCTAGAAACTCTACGTTTCTTTAAGACCCGACTTGCAAAAGGCGGGATTTTTTGCTATAATGGGGTTAATATAATCATTATATGGCAAAGGAAAAGGATTTAGATAAGTTTTATACACACCCTGACATTGCTAAAAGGTTTGTGGATATTGTCAATCAATACTATCCACTAGATGCTTTTGATATGGTCATAGAACCAGCTGCAGGGTGTGGAAATATATTACAATATCTACCATCGAGTTCGGTAGGAATGGATATAGAACCAGAGGGTAGTAATATTATCAAACAAGATTTTTTCAAATATAATTCGCCATATCATCCACTTACTAATAATATAAGAATCGCTACAGTTACTAACCCTCCATTTGGAACAGGTTATATGAATCCATTGGCAAAGGGTTTCTTTAATCACGCAGCAACTTTTAGTGAACTGATTGCCTTTATAGTTCCTGCAAAGTGGTCAACATCTTGGAAGGTTCAGTTTCAACTAGATAAGTCTTTTTCATTATATCATAGCGAGATATTACCTAAGAATAGTTTTGTATTCAAAGGAGAACCCTATGACGTTCCTTGTTGTATGCAAGTGTGGTCAAAGTCAAAGGGATATAAAGATATTAGAATTAGAGAGAGACCACCAACAAAACATCAGGACTTTGAAATGTTCCTGACTTGTGACAATGTTCCAAGACTCCCAGAAGTGAGAAAACAAATTAAGAATCAAGAGTATTGGGATTTTGCACTCAAGTATTGGGGTAAGATAGGTGTTTGTGATATGGATGCAGTTACACCTGAGACAACTACACACTATTTGTTCAAATCAAATAAAAACTATGTTCGCACCATATTTGAACAGATTGAATGGAAAGACTATGTATCAAATATGGGTGCTCCGAACGTGGGTGGTAAGTCATTGGTTGTGAAAGCATATAGTGAAACTAAAAACAAATTAAAAATTAAAGATTAGACAATCATATAACTGTCACAAGACACCCCTATGAGGTAAATCTTGTGCTATAATAAGTACATCGAAAGAAAATTATGCAACTAAGACCACATCAAACAGAAGCACTACAGGCAATGGCAGACAATCACATCGGACAAGTGATTGTTCCTACTGGTGGTGGTAAGACAATGTGTATGATACACGATGTCATTCGTGAGATTACTGATTGTAGTTATGAGAAAACATTTGTTGTAGTTGCACCTCGCATACTTCTTGCAGAGCAATTATGTAGAGAGTTCATTGAAATACTTGATATAAACTTCAGCACTTCTTTCTCTTATATGCACGTTCATAGTGGCAAAGTTGATGGTATGTACAACACCACTAAACCATTTGAGATACAGGAGTTTGTTGAGAGTTGCACTGGTCACAAGATGATGTTTACAACTTATCATTCACTACACAGAATACAGGAGAGTGGTGTCAATGTTGATACTATCTACTTTGATGAAGCACACAACTCAGTACAGAAAAACTTTTACCCTGCAACTGAATACTTCTCACTCAATTCTCATCGTTGTTACTTCTTTACTGCTACACCAAAGCACAGTAAGACAGTATTCAAGGCGGGTATGAATGATAAGAATGTATATGGTAATGTGATATGTCAAGTACCTGCACCAACACTTGTCAGGGCGGGTCACATACTTCCGCCAAAGGTTGAGGTATATAAGTCAAGAATACTCAAGAAAGATGAGTTGGTTGCTGACAGAGATTGTGAGCAGATGATAAATGCGATTGACAATATTCGTAAGGACAAAGTACTGATATGTGCCAAGTCAACCAAGCAAATTGTAAGTCTTATATCAAGAACAGACTTTGTGAGTGAACTTGCACACAGAGGATACAGTTGGATGTTGATTACATCTAAGACAGGTGCGATGATTGATGGAGAGAAAGTGTCAAGAGAAGAATTTTTTGATACACTTAATAAGTGGGGTAGAGACTACAGTAAAAGATTTGTAGTTCTACATCACAGCATACTCTCAGAGGGTATCAATGTCAACGGTCTTGAAGCAGTATTGTTTATGCGTAATATGGACTACATAGGCATAAGTCAAACAATCGGTAGAGTCATTCGTAAAGGTGCAGAAGACAAAGTATTTGGTCTTGTATGTGTGCCTGTTTACTCTAACGTTGGTATCACTACTGCAAGAAAGGTTGAAGCAGTTGTTGATACTATATTCAACAAAGGCGAAGCAGCTACTACAGTTATTACACGATGAGTACAATAGTATTAGTCACAGGTGGATTTGACCCGATACACACAGGTCATATTTCATACTTCAAAAACGCAAAAGAGTTATATCCAAATACACCATTGTGTGTAGGATTAAATTCTGATGAGTGGTTAATTCGTAAGAAAGGAAAGTATTTCTTACCAATGACAGAAAGAAGAGCAATAGTCAAAGAACTTAAACCAGTTGACTTGACAATTACTTATGATGATACAGATAACTCATCTTGTATGGCAATATACAAGTGTTTACAAATGTATGATAGAGTGGTATTCTGTAATGGGGGAGATAGAGTAAACACCAATGTACCTGAGTATCTTAAATTCCAAGAGAATGATAGAGTTATCTTTGAGTGGGGTGTTGGTGGCGATGATAAAATGAATAGTAGTAGTTGGATTTTGAATGAATTTTTAAAACGATGAGAGACACAATTCTATTTGGAGATTGTAGAGAGACACTCAAAGAGTTTGATGAACAGGCAAGAACTTGTATCACATCTCCACCCTACTATGGTCTAAGAGACTATGGTGGAGAGGAGAATCAAATTGGTCAGGAGCAAAGTCCTGATGAATTTATTGAACAATTAGTCAACGTATTTAAGGAGGTTCGCAATGTGCTTACAGATGATGGAACTTGTTGGGTTAATCTTGGCGATAGTTACTATAATTACAGACCTGGAAAAGGACAAGGATTGGTTAAACAAACAGTCTCAAATACTAAACAAGACTTACCAGATGTGTGTCCTCGCAGAGGAAATCGAATCGAAGGACTCAAAGAAAAAGACCTTATTGGAATCCCATGGCTCTTTGCCTTCGCAATGAGAAATGATGGTTGGTATTTACGTCAGGACATTATATGGCATAAACCTAACCCGATGCCTGAGAGTGTGAGAGACAGGTGTACCAAGTCACACGAATATATATTTTTGTTCAGTAAAAATAAAAAATATTATTATGATAATGAAGCAATCAAAGAACCCGCAAAAGATTGGGGAACAAGAGATAGAACCAATGGAAAATATCACAACGAAGGAACAGGACTCCAACCGCATAGCGGACTTACAAAATCATATCCAACAAAGAATAAACGATCTGTCTGGTCAGTAACAAATAAACCATATCGTGAAGCACATTTTGCTACATACCCACCTGACTTGATTGAACCTTGCATACTCGCAGGGAGTGAGAAAGGAGATATAATCCTTGACCCATTTATGGGTAGTGGCACTACAGCAGCTGTAGCGAAGGCACTTGGTCGTGATTACATAGGATGTGAACTACACGAAGACTATGGTAACTTAATCCAAAAGAGAGTGCAAGAATATAAACCAGTTCAAGAAGTGGCACAAGAACCTAGCATAAACATCTTAGATATTATATAATAGAAGAGTAATAAAGGAAAACTATGAAGTGTAAAGTACAACTCTATGTTGCAGGTCAAGTATTTGATGAGATTGTCAGGGCAGTTGACTATCGGGAAGCAAGACAAGTTGCATTAGCAAGAAATCCTAACGCAACTGTTGTAAGTGTAACTGCTGTATTTTAATGACAAGAAAAGAAAACTATCAAAAGTTTTACCCAACAACAATACCATCTTTATTAGATGCTAAAGTAGGACAACCAAGTGGTTGGGTATCAAAGGATGGTATGTGGGCAGCTGTACCATCTAACGGAAGAAAGTTTGCCATCATTCATAATGGTATCGTAGAACACTTCTCAAAGAACTTTGAGTGTGCTATGATATACATAAAAAGAGGTAT